AGGAAACTATTGAAAGATTAGCGTTAGCACTTGCAGAGTTTGAGCAGCCAAAGTTACAGAGAATCGATCAGACGTCATTAGCATTGGACGCCGGCGAGTTATCTGAAGAGGAGCTGGCCGCAAGGATAGCAGCACTGCAAGACTAGCGGATGTGGGTTCGCTTTAAAAATCAATAAGCCTAAGGTTACATGAAGTACCTTAGGCTTATTTTTGCGCTCACCTCGTAGACCGTCGTCAGACTTATGTCCCGTAATCATTCACAGGAATTACCGCGATAAATCGAGCCTTATGTAATCTCAAGCAATGTAGGATGCAAAAAGTCTTTGTCAGTTTATTGCGCTATTCGTTAAATTTTCGCAACTTAATCTACTCTATATTAACGAATTTTTTAAAGTAGCTATATAATCGTAAGCTAACTTTTTATTTTTGAAAGAACCGAGTGGAACCCAATGTAAAGCATTGATATTGCGTTTTTCTTTTATATCGTCTTCGGTAATAAATCCGAGATCTAGAGCTGATGCTTTGGCAAATGCTCGAAACATTTTATCGACTGGTGATTTCGTTTTAGTAACATGAAAGTGTGATAACTGCATAGATTAACCTCGTTTTAACACAATTAATTTATCAGATAATTCTTGTAACTTGTTTAATTCTTTTGGATCTTTTTCTTTTTCCATTCGTTGAGATAAAAGAAAGTAACGATGTTCGACAAGATCAAGAAGTAAAGCGATTTGGCTTTGAGTTAAATCGATTGGCATTAGCATATACTTATGTTATCAAATTCATTATCAACTTTAGATGTGATAGCATCTTCGAGTGATGAGAATTCACCGACACCTGCAAGTAGTATATCTGCATCGTCGTAACTAATATTATATCTATCATTTAAGAAGTAATCGATGTCTGATTTAATATTGTCAACTGCACCTTCTTTTAATTCTCTTATGTATTCATCAAGTGCATAGATTGCATTTTCACGTTCGTTATCTGTTTTATATATTACTTCTTCGATAATAGAATCTGCGACTTTAGATAACTCGCCGTTAGTTGTGTAGTAGCCGATTCCGATATTACCTTCGTGTGGATGCGGTGCTTCGGCTTTAGCAGCTTCGAAGACAGCTTTATCAGCGTCGTCTTGCGACATGGTTTCAGTTGCATTTAAATCATTCATAGATAGCTCCTCAATTGTAAATGATATATAAGATTAAAAATATAATAATAGTAATAACAAGCATTGCATCGAATTTGTCGAAAGGATCGTACATCATTTGAGTAATACTTTAGGATCAATTTCGTTATAGTGCTCAATATCTTTAATAATAGTAAAGATATGTTGAGTTAACCAATTAGCTATTTCGATATTTGATTTATCGTTATTAGGTTTAATAGCTTCACGAATATAAGTAAGTTGATTAGATATTCGAATTGCTATTTGCTCTTCAGTAACGAAAAATTCAAGAGGCTTGTCAATGTATCTTTCAAAAGTCATAGTGGTACTTTCTGATTAGGATTAAAGTGAAGTTCAGGTGCTTGACATCTCCATGCAATTGGAATGTAAGGCGGCATATTTTTTCGAATAAAGGGTTTCATTTCGATTACTCGAGCTTCGCATTTAGTTTCAGATTCATAAGGACCAAATGTATCGACGACTGTAATACAACTGCCTTGAGATATGAAAGCTTGTATGCAAGCTATAATAACTGCTTCAAACATTTTGTAGCTTGTAGATGTAGTCGAAGAATCTGCCTCGATCAAAATTACGGTTGAACTTGCGACAAACATTAGCTAAGTCATAGATAACTGCATCATCAACTTTGTTGTCGGCGCAAACTTTAGCTAACTCGATAAAGTGTTTACGTGTCATCGGGATCTCCTGTGATCATCAATATAATAAAGTAAAGCACGAATAACAAGTAAGATAGGCAATAGCAATCCTAATATATGCCAGATGCTATCGCCTGGATCATCAAGTGTTATATCATATTTCATCGGTCGACTGTACTTGATAGTATAATTCGTTTACTTCATCAAGCGTGTCGTTGATAAGTATTTCACATTCATCAATTGTTTGAGTTAGAGTATCATTAGTAAAGCCAACTTCATCTACAGATTTTTGAAAGTGTGCAGAACATTGTCGAATAGATTCTTGTGCATCTTCAACAAGAACTTTGATACTATCGATGGACTCCATCAATTGCTGTTTATCAATATGCATACCGTGAATCTCCATTATTTTTGTCTCAGTACTTTAGTATTTCGAATATACTTTCGAGAGTTAATTCTAACTGCGAGTATATCTCTTTCAAGTTTAGCGATTTTATTTTGCGCAGAGAATGAAAGATCGTCTTCGAGAAAAGTAATGAACTTTCTTTCGTGATTAGAATCTCTGTGAACATAAACATCAAATCGACTTGCGAAGTTATGTCTTAGACTACGATCACAATCAAAGTGTAAGTACTTTGAATTTTTGTTATCGTGAGGAAGCTGCATCGCTTCGCGATATTTATTAATGAGAGATACTTTTTCAACTTCATTTAACTCATGATATAGAGGAACGTTTTGAGACATATATGTATGCCAACGTCTTGGACCACGACCCATTAATGAAACTTTGTATAACTTAAATCGTTTCTTTAAAGTATCATAAGAATAGATATGATGATCTTTATTATAATACTTTTGCATAAAGAACTTTTGAGATGAGTTAGCTATACGTACATTACGTTTAAGATTAAGTAATGAAGGATCATCTTTAGATGTAACAGTGAACTTATAACCTGTAGATCTGGATGCTTCGAAGTTATTTAAAGGTGTATTATATTGTAGCATGATGTATACTTTCGGATGTAGGTTAACTAAAAGATATGCGCCCGAGGCATTAGCCTCGAGCACTAGGGGAATACTTAGAACGGCATTGTAGCTTCTTTAGTTTCTGCAGGAGCTTCGGCATCAACTGAAGTTACTGGCTCGAACGCTACAGCAGCTGTATACGTTTCGAGGTTAGTAATTTGTATTGCAGTTAGAGAACTTGCGATACCTTTCTTACCCATAGTTTCGTATGGATATTGGTAAATTACGACGTTACCGGTAGAACCGTTGCCGATAGAACCAACGTCTTCGAAAGGTTTAGCTTGTGCATCGAATACGTTTACTTTACCGTTAGATGTGCCGTCTTGCTTATACGCTTTACGTTTTAGCGAGACTGTGAATTTAGCAGCATCGTTTTTATCTTGTTTAACGTTTAAGTAATTCGCTTTCCATTCTTCAGCTACAGCTTTATCTTTAGTAGCTATTTGGATTTCGTATTGCTCAGTACCGAATGGGTTAACTGTTTTAGCTAATTTGCACCAGTTGATTTCTACGTTATCAATTCGATAATTTCTTGGATCAGAGATAGTCATTGAATAGTACCTTTCAGGTTATAAGATTAATTTAAGATGCAGCGAGACTGTTTTATACGTTATGTATCGGCTGAGAGTCGGTCCGTCCGGGTATGGCTTTACGCTGCATCAGGTTTATTATATGATAACTATTTAATACAGTGATTATTTTATATGACTATTAATATATATTAAAGTTAATTATCGTATAAAAAATCGAGTTATCGATTTTAGTTAGCATCGTTATGAATTTTAATTATGCTATAAGCAAACCACAAGATCCATAAGAGTGCTAATACGTGTATAGCGGTATATATGAAGATGAATAAGTCCATAGCTATTTCCTTTCTATAAGTTAGGACGGGCGGTTACTAGCAGCGGTTCTTTGAGATAAACTTCTAGTAAACTGCTACGTTACCTATATCTTGCTTAAAAGCGGCGCTAGCCGCTACTAGACTGCGCGAATATAGAGTGCCGATATACGAAATTAGGGGGCTACAAGACATATAGGCATATATAAAAAATATATAATTGAGTTATAGTTATCCTCTCTTAGTCTTATAGTTATATATAGTATATATTTGGCCCCCTCTTAAAGGAGACATTTAATTTTAATTGTCCCCTAAAAGATATTATTAAAGAGGATTAAGCAAATGCAAAAGAAAACAAATGAATTATTGCGTCTGCTTGAAGAACGAAAGAAACGAAAAGATATAAAGGTTTATAAAGATAACTTTGAAAAGTTTGCTAATGATAACTTAAAGATCATTACTAAAGATGCTAAGAAGGGATTTGTTAATTTTACTTTTAATGATTGTCAACAACGCATATCAGAAATTTTAGATACTCAATTAGCAACAACTGGTAAGGTTCGTGCTATTATATTAAAGGCAAGACAGCAAGGTATTAGTACATACTGCGCTGGTAGAGTGTTTTGGAAAACATATTTTACACCACACGCACGTTCAGTTGTTATGGCGCATGACAGTGCAACGTCTGATGCACTATTTACTATGAGTCGAAACTTAATTCGAAATATGAATGCCACTTATAAACCAAACGAATTAAAATCAAACGCAAAAGAAATTGTTATTTCCTCACCTCATTTTAAAAAAGATTCGTCAGGTGAAAAACCCGTAGCTTCATACAGATTATATACAGCAGGATCACCTGAAGCAGGTAGAGGTACAACTCCGACGATTGCACATTTATCAGAGATTGCATTCTGGCAACATGATGAAAAGATATTAGCTGGTTTGTTCCAGGGTATATCTGAAGCTGAGGGTACTGAAGTTATACTTGAGTCAACAGCTAACGGTGCAACAGGAGAATTTTATAGATTATGGCGTGGAGCTCTTGAAGGTGAAAATGAATATACACCAATATTCTTACCGTGGTTTATTACAAAAGAATATTACAGAGATCCACCAGCCACATTTGAACGCTCCAATGAAGAAGAGCTACTAGTAGAACAGTACGATCTAAATGATGGTCAACTCTACTGGCGTCGGTTGAAGATTGCTGAAGGTGGGGAATTAAAATTCCGCCAGGAATACCCAGCAACTCCCGATGAAGCATTTATTACAGCAGGTTCTTCTGTATTTGCATTGGATAAACTTACGGCGTTAGAACCTGTAGCGCCGGAAAAACGTATGTTATTTAACTTTAACGCAGCAATGTGGGAAGATAGTACTGAAGGTAACTTTCATATATGGCAATATCCTGACTGGGATTCTAATTATATAGTAGCTGCTGATGTATCTTTAGGGGTAGGTCAAGATTATTCAGCCGCAATAGTTATGAATACAGATAGGGAAGTAATTGGTTTGTATAGAGATAACCATATTGACCCTAGTAAGTTTGGTGATTTGTTATTTTACTTAGGTCGCTATTATAATAATGCATTGTTGACTGTTGAAAGTAATTCTATGGGTATTGCAACTCTATCAAGATTAACTCAAATGCAATATGTTAATTTATATAAGCAAACAAAGATTTCAGCAATATCAAAAGAAGAAGGTCAGGTGCCTGGATTTAGAACAACACAGGCAACTAAACCACATATTATAGGTAATTTAAAAAACGCTGTTGAAAATGATGACATATGGATTGGTTCAAATGTTATTATACAAGAATTAAAAGATTATATTAGTACGGATTCAGGTAAAACTGAAGCAGCACCTGGTTGTCATGATGATACTGTTATGGCATTAGCTATAGGTCTAGAAACATTACGTACACATTATGATAAATTAACAAGAGATAAAGTACCCTGGTCTCAAAAGTTTGAAGGCTTTGAACAAGATGAGACTGAGTGGATTTAACAGGATCCCGTTGTCCTCACTCCTACGGCGGAGGGAGGGGATATATCCGCCACTTATAGTAAATAGGAGGGAGCTATG